AGTTTGTTTATAATATGGGAGCCATGCACACGGACTGAGATCTGTCCGTTATAATAATCTGTTGATTCTAATACTCTATGAGTGAATTGTTCTCTAGCTTCAATGTAACTACATTCTGCCTTTGATTTGCAAATATAAAGTATTTCTCTGGTAAAGTTTTCGGTGCCGTGAGTTTGAACGTCTTTGTTTAGTTGATCGTTTGAGCCATAATAGGTAAGCCAATCAGAATCTACTTTTGATCGTATCTTCTTCTTTTTCTTTGTGCCGTTCTTGAGTTTTACTGTTTTGTAAGTGGTTTTTGCGAATTTCGCTAGTTTTTTGCCTATGTACTTTTTGCCAGATAGATTATTTGTAATGAGGTATACGAAGCCCACACAGTCGTCGGGTAAGATTTCTACGGGGTTTCCTTGATAGTACCATGTCATCTATAGTAGTTATGCTTGATTTGCCCATGATAAAATATTATTAAAACTGTGTAACACGCTGCCATTGATTAGTAAAACTTGATTTTTGTTCAGTTGAACCGCAAGTTCTACTACACACAGCATCGCATTTATCTGTTGACCATGAGGATTTGATGTTTTCAAAATGTTCCAATGTATTTGCTGTGTAGCCTTGCCAACAGCAGGGAAACAATCTACCCTTTGCATCCAAATAAACGCTTTGCTCGTTAAGAGCATGACAATCTATAGTTTTGGACACTATTACGGGATCAATCCAGTTTTTAGGAGGATTAATCCAGCTAACTTTACTGGGACGTTTGCTGACCTTGGCTCTAAACCAGCTAAAGCCCATGCTCTTGGCTAGTTGCTCACAAGCTGCAACTTGATGCTCGTTGTGCTCAAATACCAACATATCCCATTGTGCATTTCCGCCAGCATCAATAAATGCCTGTGCGTTACGCATAGTATAATCCCAGTTTACGTTTTTTCTGTAGATGTGATTAGTATCGCCTAGCCCGTCTATACTGAAAACAACATAATCTTTGGGTTGATTTAAAATCTTAGCTAGACTACGCCACCAAGGTGTTGATTGCAGTCCGCCATTGGTATTCATGCCCGATGTAATTGCAGGGTTAGTGCTTTTAAAATATTCAAATATTTCAATTGCGTTGCCAGCAGCTGGATCGCCATAGTTACCACACAAAAACATTTTATCCAGTTGTTGTATGGTGCTGATATTAAGTATACGCTTGATGTCATCTACAGTCAAAGAATTGCGAGCATCTTTGTTAAATCGTGGATCTGTTTCACGGGCGCACATAGGACAAGCCGCTTGACACACGTCAGTGGGCTCTATGTGCAGTACTTTAACAGTTTCAAGCAATGTCGACATCTGTGTTGTATGTGGTATAACCGTTTTCTTTAACAACCTTTAGTGTGTTGTTTACACGACCTGCAAGCTCATCTTTATGACTCACAAGCCAAATACTCTTGTTGTGATCCCTGCTCATCTTCTTGAGAATAGCCAGTGCATTTTCAACACCACTTGAATCCATACCGCTGTCAACTAGCTCGTCGATGAACAACAAGTTAATGGGTTGATACAGGCTTTCCCACACGTCGCGGAAACTCCAGCTTAATGACAAGATCAAACGATTGCGTTCACCACGACTCAAGTTGTCAAAATCCAAGTCACGTCCTAGTTCTGTAATGCTTACAGTTAGGTCGTTGTTGAATTTTACAGTATGTGGCAAGCCAATACGATCTAAGTATTGTCCCAATCGAGCATTCAAATAGCTCAAGTTCTGATCAATGATGCGTTTACGGATAAAGCTGTCTTTGTTAGTCAGCAGTTTATGCAAGAAGTCTTGGTGTGTACGTAGTTCATCTAGCTCGTTCATAACACCAAAGTCAATTTCTTCCAGTGCCTGTTCCTGCATCTCGCGGATTTGATCAATGTAGGGATCCGCTTCGTTTTGTTTGGCTGTAAGCTGTGCGAGTAAACTGCCCATACTGCTACGATGTTCAAAAGCGTCAGCTTCGTTATCGTAAAACACCTTTGGCATTGTGCCCAGTTCTCCTAGTGCTGCTAGTGCGTCCTGGTGTTCCATTAACTGTGTGTTGGTTGCCAGTGCTTGTAATGCGGCTTCCTGTAGTGCTGCTCGTTTGCTGTCTAGCAACTGTTCCTGTTTGTCATCGTGAAACGCTTGTCCACAACTGTGGCAAGTATGATTTTCTAATGCTGCAATGTCACTCTTGAGCTTGTCAATTTCTTTTAGTTCGCGCTTTTCATCTAGCTCACAACGCTTGATCCAACCATTAATGTCATTGATTGCTTTACGCTTAACATTATAGTCGGCTAGTGCCTTGTGTGCCTGTAGTTCAGCTTCAATGTCGAGTTTAGCAAGTTCATCATAAGCTGACTGCAACGCTGCAACATCGTTTGTCTTTTTGCTGTTCCATAAATTCTGGCGTCGTAAGAGTGCATCAATTTGATCCTGTATACGTTTGTTAGCATCGCCTACTGCCTTGATACGAAATTCTTCGGCAGTGATGGCATCCTTGGTAGCTTTAGCCAATTCTTTCAGTCGTTCTGCTTTTTCACTTAACAGTGTAATGCCCAACAACTGCTCAATCATGAGACGTTGTTCATTGGCCTTTAAACTAAGGAAAGGTTCGGTGTAGGTGTTCAATGCCAATATGTGCTTGAACATGTCGTGGGTCATGCCCAACATGCGTTCAATTTCGGCCTGTGTTTCTCTGCTGTCGCCCTGTGCTTCGTCGGTGATTTCTTTTTCTTGGTGGTCAATAAAAAACTTTAAAATACTGGGCTTGCGTCCACGTTCAATCCTGTACTCAACACCGTTACATTCAAAGTCAACTGTGACCATCATGTTTTTACCGTTGGTCTTGTTGATCAAGTTGTCTTTCTTGATATTGGTCAGGGCATTGCCATATAGTCCAAAACTCAGCGCATTGATAATAGTAGTCTTGCCAGTACCGTTACGTGCCCCGCTGTCGTCACCGCCTAGATCCAAGTTTTCTCCTAACACGAGAGTCAAATCATTACGATCAAAGTTGATGGCCTGTGTAGCGTTGCCTACACTCATAAAGTTTTTAACCGTTAAGTCTTTTATTTTGAACATTTAAATATTTTACTATCTCTTGAGTTGAATTAAAATACTGATCTTGCCTAAAGGGCATCTCAATACTGTACATGTTTTCTAGCACACCGTTTAGATAACTTTCTTGCAATAGTGATAAAGGGGGTATCTCTATATCGCTATTGCTGCTTACACTTTCTAATATCCTGTCGCACTGTATTTTATCGTCTTTAAAAATCTGCTTAGATAAAAACATAGAGTGCAACTCTTCTAATTGATCCAGCAGTAATACTGTACCATGCCACTTGGCCAACTCTGACAGACGTTGAATAAAATTTTCAGTGCTGTAAAAGTCCTTGTACCTAAAAGTAAACACATCTGCATCAGCAGGATGTTTAAGTTTTTTCAGTTCCTGTATAAAGCCATTGATTTCCGGATCCTTGAATCCAAATTTAAAAAATTCTCGCAAAATGTATCTTGCACAATTGGGATTTTTGTCTGACAGTGTGATACCGTAAGCTGAATTTATTTGATCTATTAGATTACTAAAATGACTATTCTTCAACTTATGATATGTTTCTATCTCTAACGATCTCACATCAATATTTGAATCACCTGCCCTAAAAAAACACACACTGGACAGTAATAGTAAATCGTCAGCATCAAAAACTATTTGAACAATTTTTGCATGTTTTTTTAAACCTAACTCAGAAAAATGATTTGCTAAAAATGTAAAATCTTTGTTACGAATGTTGACATGACTTGCTCCTAACTTATTGAAGGGCAAATAGTTGATGTCATGCTGTGCAACAAATCTGTTACAGACATACTCTAAAAATTGTCCGTGACTACCAGCTACAAAATCAATCGAAACCATGTTGTTTTTTCAATAGTCTAAAAGACAATAAATTTTTGTCAAATGATAGCTGCTCTACAATATAGTTGTCTGGTATAATCGAACACAAGTTTTTGAATCTATCTGTCAGTCGGTTATCGCCTAGAGTTACACAGCTCATCCTAACTAAACAATGTTTGGGATTGGTGTTACTGGTTAGTGTTTCTAAAATATTTTTCAGTTCTATTTCCGTCGAATACTTAAACAGGTTTGGGCAATGATCTAGTAGTAAAACGTCAGTCTGCTCGTTGATAGTTTCTAAATTATTAAACAATTTGTCGAACATTGATCTGTCCAGATTGTATTCTTTTACAGTCTGTAGATGCTCAAATTTGATAATTTTAAAAAAGTGGTTCTCATAATGCCACCCACAGGAATCGATAGCAATAACTTTTTTGCTGCCGAATGCAGCAATATTGATTAAATCATTTTTGTGAAACGTTTGTACCACATGAGTGGCCTTGAAAAAATCACTTCTATTCTGATCAGTTACTTTTGTTTGTTCCATAAATCCAAGTAAGTGGTTGAACAAAGTTAAAATATTTGCCCTTGTCGTCGTCTATGAATCCAGATTGTGTTACGCTGTAACCCAAATTGTTCAAATTTGATTTAATGAACTCGATTAACGTATTGCTGTGCCCATTTTCAAACTGACAATCTGTGTCGTTGCCCAACAAAGAATAGCGATTTATACCCACATAAAATTCAGTTGATCCGGACACCGATTGATCAATAAAATTGATCAACTCCGAAAGCCACCCGCTGCGATTAAAAATAGCAACCACGCTGGTAGATTTAGAATCTAAATTCAAATGCTGTGCAAATTCTGTATCGTTTCCAATATATCTAACTGGACGATTTTGAAAAAGATTCACAATAAGTTTATCTTGGTCACATAAACGACCATTGAGTTGTGTAAAACGCCAAGTCATTATAAATTTCTGTAGATATCCAACAGCAAGTTTTTGTTAAATTTATCGCTTTCAATGTTGGTAAGTTGTCCAACAACAATTTGATCTACGCTCTCAAATTCAATGTTGCCCTGTATCTCATAATCTGTCAACACCGTGGTCTTAGCTGGGATAATTGTAATTTCCCTAAGTTTGTAAGTGTCAATGAAAGTTTCTTTGACAAATGCAGCTTCTTCGTAACTGATGTCAATATCTAGATTAACTCGAACGTGCATACCGTGCAACAACATGGCTTCGGTGTTCTTTAGTACATCGCTCAGTTGGAACACACGATAACGTGGCTGATCAGGCCAAGCATGATACTCGGGCTCCTTGCCCCATTCCAAAATAGTAAGGCCACGTTCGTCGTCTCCTGCATCAGCATAGTTATGGGGAAACGCATTACCAATATAGGTCACGTTGTTCTTGGTCTGACGTTTATGAAAGTGTCCCGAGAATACATGTCCAAAATGCCCAAAGTCCTCACGGCGTACCTCACCGTGCTCGGGCATTTCTACCATGGCATTCATCAAATAGCCGGGTAGTTCAAAGTGACCAAAGATGTACTGTCCCTTGAGTTTGTGCAATCGTTTGTGGTCGTCTCCGACAAGCCAAGGAGCGATAACCACATTATCACTAACAAACCAATCGTTAACAATTTGAATGTTCGGGAGGTGACGAGCCCATTCAACTGATTGGATATCACGTTTATCCCGATAATACAAATCATGATTGCCAGGAATGAAGAAAACACGTTCAAAATTATCATTTAGATGTTCCAATGCCCGCAGGCTGTAGTTGAGTGTGACAATATTGATACTGGCACGATTATTATGCCAATCACCAAGAAACATGGCTGTCTCACAACCTTCGGCCCGTGCTTTGGCGGTGGCCCATTTAACAAAGTTCAAACAGTCTTCATTGTGCTGTTGACTGTTTGATTTGAGCCCAAAATGTATATCGGTGAATATTGCTGCTTTTTTAAATAGGTTAGACATTAATCAAAAGTTCTTTTAAATCTTTTGTGTTTGTAGGAAACACATCTAGATTGTAACATCTTATCTCGTATCTATGCAAGTCTCTTAACAACATTTGGATATATGCTTCTATCACAATGTTCGAAGGATAGTGGGGTAGATCGTCCCAATCAAAATCCTCACCCTTAATTGCAGCGTTGACAAATTGCAAACACATTTGATCTATGCCTAAAAATTTTTGACTATGCTTCCACTCTTTGAGCACTGAATCGAGTTCTTGTTCCCTAATAGGATCAAGTTCTAGTCCGATTGTGTTGACTACTTCTGTTATGACTTGCCTGAACTCGTCCTTTAGTCGCTCTATTGGAATATCGATGGCATGTTTGGCAGTAAAATCCCCTCGCTCGGAATCATAATGATTGTATAGGCCACTGATGGTAAAACTTATTTTTTCTCTTGCTTCCCAGATTGCGTCTGTTGGTAAAACATTTGCCTGTTTATAAAAGTCATCAACTGCTTTTTTTGAGTCAAATACCTTATGTAATCTATTGAGAAGAACTTCTAATATAACATGCTTGCTGTGTCTTAAATGAATGATATGTTTAAAATAGTCACCATATTTGTCCACATACAACTGTGCAGATCCTAAATTGACCCTGGCGTGAGTTCTTGCAAAAACATAATTGTTCTCGCTATCTAAGTATTCGTCTACACTAGGACATGGCTGTACCGCACCTAGAATATCTTTTGGAAAATCCAACGGATTGCCCCAAAATTTATGAGCCGACCCAGTTGACTTCATTAACGGGGAATCGGAATCTTTTAACAGTCCGGTGAAGTAACTAAGGCACCACTCAAAGTATGTGCCATAGCCACCTGTTGGGTAAATTATTAGGGTTGTATCCTTAATCGTCATGCCCGCCATCTACTGAAACATAACCGCCGCCCATACCTTGTCGGGTATAGCTGGGATTCAGTCCATTCATTTCCAGTATGTCGTCGCGAATATTTTGATTGCGTTTTTCAGTGTTTAGTACCCGTGTAAAACTGTTGGTAACTGCCGCAGTATAATAGGCAAATGGGTTTTGGCTTTTGGACTCATCAAACTGTAGCCCAATCTGTACCAACTGTAGTAGTGCTTGGCTACGCATCTCATCATTGTAGGTGTAGCCACGCCAGTTGCTA